GCTAAGAAACGTGATTCATGGTTTTCACCAAGAGCACGTGTTGATTCCATTGCACGCATAGACATTAAAGAATCTATTTGAGCACCATCTTCACGAAGATCATCAGACACTTTCCAAGCATCACCAACATAATCAGTGATAGTAAGTGTAATATTTCCTGTGTCAATAGGATTAAAGTTTAGTGGTGTATCTTCTGCAGCATCTTGAATTGTTACCGTACCAACAGTTTTAATATTTAAAGTTGTACCAGAACCGAAGTCTGAAACATCTCTATATAAACCTTCTGGCAATAGGTAATCGTGTAAATTATCAAGAATAAACTGAGAATACTGCGTAGCCTCCACAAAGGCTGTTGTATTACTCGTTAATTGTGACATGTTATTTCCTTATTGTGATAAATTTAATTTTGCTTTTTCACCAGCAATTCTCCATGCATTGACTAAATCTTTAGTCGTTGCACCCTGTTTGACTCTAGCACTTAAAGCAGACGGATCTACTTTTTGATTTAAAGACTGAGTATTAATAGAGCTAGATGATTTAGATACAGGGGCTGTTTTAGCCTCTGCTAAACCTGCTAGTTTTAATACTACATTGGGAGAGCTAGCTGCCAAGCTATTTAGTTGTTGCTCACTAAGACCATTTTCTCTAGCTACAGATTTGTAGACAGTTTCAGCTTCAGTACCAAACTTCTCAGTAAACTTTGCAGCTACCTGGGAAGCATTAGTCTTAGCTAATCTTTGTCTTTCTTTAACTTCAAGAGTTTGATCAACTAGTTGCATTAATTTATCTTGATCGAATTCAACTCCTTGGAGGTTTTCCTTAGGTTGAACGCCAGACTTAATTTCATCTAGAAGCTCTTCTGTAGTTCTACGTTTCATGAGTTCTTCTTTTAAAGTAGCAAGTTCAGACTCGAGAGTTTGAATATGCTTCTGAGCATGAGGAACTGATTTTAACGCATCTTCTACTGATGAGTACTTCTTACCATCGCCTACTAATTCGGCAGCTTCTGTCGGAATCTGGAACTGAGGTTCTTGGTTATCTTGGTTTTGACCTTCGTTGGTACTAGGGTCGATTTGATTATTATCTTCAGACATTATTTTTCTCCTTTGTCAGGTATTAAAGACTGAAGCTTAAGAAATGCTTTTTGGAAACCTAATTGATAGGCTTGATATTCAGCCCAAGAAGGAAGAGAAAAATTCTCTTCGTCTATACATTTACGTCTAGACAATTCAACTTGGTCAGTGATATACGCTTTAAGTAAATCGAAAACTTCTTGTTTTGTTAAGCTTTTTGCTTTTTCAGATTTTAAATCCATAGGATAATTATAACATAGTTTTGACTAAAAGTCAAGTACTAATTACATTGCCGGTGGCATCTGATCTTGCATTTGAGGCTGCATCATACCCTCTTCGATAGGAGTAGCCTGTTCAAGTTGCATATCTTGTTGAACTTGGTTTACTAGTTTCTGAGTTTCAGCTTGTTCAAAGATAGCAACATTATCTTTAATAAATTCATATTGCTCAAAGCCCATATACTCTTCCACCATTTTAGCAAGACGTTTAGCTGATACATGTGGAGCAATAACTTGTCCCATAGGACTATTAAAGACACCCAACATATTCTGTATTAGCTGTGCTCTTGCTGCGTAATGTCTAGCACCAATTGGACGAAGTTTACCCTTAGCTGTAATATCTTCTTTAGTAATAGATAGGAAGTTAGTAACTCCTAAATCGTCATCTATAACTCTAGATATTTCAGCAATATCAAGATTACGTCTAGCCATTTCTAGCATAGTGTTAAGAATGGGTTCAATAAACTCGATCTCAAACTTATTAATCTTGTGTTGGAATATACGTCCTGCTGCATTTTGTAATTGTTGAACTTCAAAGGCTGTCTTCTCACCAGGGCTACGGATACCCATAGCTTCTTTAGGAGCTCCTGCCATCTCTTCCATAATTGCTAGTAAAGCTGCAATCTCATTATTAACTTGGAAAGCCGCTGGATTAGGAGGTAGCATAGCTACTTCACCATCCTCAGGTATATGGATAACAGCTTGTGGACCCCATTCAAAAGGTTCTACATCACCTTTGATTGTCATAGGGGGATGGATAGTAAGATCCATAGCATCAGCTTTAAGATTCTCTAAGTGGTCTACTCTATACTGCATACCAACTAAGTTATCTAATGGGCCCATACCATAAAGATTATCTGGTCTTTCTCTCCAACATACATGATGCTTAGTATCTTTACCTAGCCATGATGGATTCTCAAGATTACGAATAACATAGGAACGATCAATGATAGTAATAATTCTACGTTCTAGTAATTCCTCAGAACCTTCATCATAGATATCGCCCTCAAACTCTAAGATTTCTACTAAGTTAGATTGGTAGTATTCTTGTAAAGAACCAAAACCATCAACTAAAAAGCCTTCCGCTTTATTAATATCTTCTATTCTAAATGCTGAAATATTTTTACGAACATTAATAGCTTTTTCAAAAGCAGCTTCATCATACTTTAATTCTGGATGATACTTCATATCTTTCTTAAGTTCACCTATGGTTTTAACGTAACGAGTAAACTTAGGAGATTGCCTAAATGATTTAGCTGTAGGATTAAATATAATATCAAAAGGTGAAATACGATCTATCTTAGGACCTTGATATGTAGTTATTGTTTCTCCACTATATTGATCTACATGGTTCTCATTAACATAAACAACATCAGCAAAACAATTACCATAGTCAATATAATCATAAACTAGTTGTGAGACTGTTTCTCTAAAGCCAGACTCTCTACACTTAGTTTTCATGTAAGCTTCAATAGCTCTACGTTTATCATGAGTAGATGCCTCTAAATTATAACCTTCCCACTTCATCCAATTATCATTAGGAAATAAGGCATCCATGTAATTAGCATGAAGGTTATCTCTTATTTGAGTAAGTTTAGGAAGAGTAGTTTTATTCTTCCAAGGCAATTTACTATTAGTAGTTTTAGTAGTATCAGTAGCAAATAGATAGTTACGGAGTTCTCTCCATTCCATCTCTTTAACATTACGTTGAAGCCACCAAGTATTATAAAGACCTCCTAGCTGTCTAGCTAGATTGTCTCTGTTTAATAATTCTCTAAATTGAGCTACTTTCCCTGCCATATTTTTTCCTTAATAAGAAACGCCACCAAAGCGACTATGTGTTACAATATTGTTACCTATTGAAAATACCCCAACTCTTTGCTTGGGTATAGTTGCAATAGATAAGGCATTTGCTAATGCATCTTTAATATCATCATGCGGAGGATGAGCCATTGTTAACTCTTCTTCTAATGATTGACAATTACCACCTTTGTAATGCCAAATCTGTAAATTATCATATTTAGGTTCTAATACTGCAGCTATACGTTCGTATTTATCACCTAGAGATCTTGTTGGTCTAAACTCATCAATAGAGAGTGGTATACCATTTGGTTTAAGATAACTCTCTTTTAACTCTTTAACAATTGTTTGTTGTGCTATAGTAACCTCAGCCCTAATCTTTCTAAATCCCCACTTTTCCCAGGATTTTACAATATGCTCATAGTACTCTACAATTCTATCAGTTTTGAATCTATCAATATCAAGTACATAGTAATTACCTTGGTGGTCAACACCTATTGTAACTAAAGCGGTATAGTCAGCTTTTTTACGAAGAGAAAAAGCAAAGTCAATAGCAGCATAAATATTAAGCTTCCTATCTCTAATATACCAATCTCCTTCTTTATTCTGAAGTATAGCCTTATCAAAATATTGAAACTTATCTGCACTAATTCTTGTAGTGTCTTCACTATTTGGGTTATTATAGTATTGAGCATAAAATTGGGTAGTGTCAATGTACTTAGCTTTAATACGAGCTAGCTCTTTATCATCAAATCCAAATCGTTTACCATCTGCTCGTGTTTGTTTAGGCCAAAGGAACTCACCCTCAGTCTCAACCACTCTTTGAAATAACTCATATACCTCTTCTTCAGAAGTTATATCACCATCATCACCATAGATAGTCTCTTTCATTCCTATCATGGTATCATATATGTCTTTTGGATGGTATCTAGTACCTACAACCCATTCTCTAGCGCCCGGATTTTCAATGGAAGCAAGTTGAGAGTAAGCAGATTCAACTTTCTCACGACCATCAGCTGTATAAGCGTTACTAGGAACAACAATATCGTCAAGAACCACAACGTCAGCATGAAAACCTGTGGTATTAGATGTAAGGCCAACAGCTTTGCAAGTCGCATCTCGAATCCCTTCTAATTTACGTTGAGGATGGTCTACTGCAATCTCAGATACAGCCCACTTTTCTCGTTTACCTTCTTCTATATTGATCATCTCTGGCCAATATCTACGGTAAATAGGACTATCAATAATCTGTTTAATAGCGTATAATTGTTTTTCAGCTAAGTCAGCAGTAGCTGATACATATAGAATTGTAGTCTCAGGGTATCTGGTAATCCACCAGGCTGTTCTATAAGCAACTAGTTTACTCTTCATGTGTCCACGAGGAAGAAGAACTAATTGATTGTTCTTACCTTCTGAACGAGTCCACCATTGTATTAACTCTTCATGTACAGCACCTAACATTAAGTGGGGTGCTACGAGTTTAATAAAAACTGATAAATCGTTTTCAGCGGACTCTTTAATTAAGTCTACTTTATCTTTCATTATTTCTTATTTTTATTTCTAGCAGAAATTGCCCTTGCTTTAGATTTAGCATCAGCTTTAGAGGATGCTCCCCAAGCTTTAAGAGATAACAATAACCTAGTGGGTTCTCCATTAGGTTTACGTTCTGGTCCAGGCATACCACCCATACGAGCTAAGAAAGATGCTCTACGTGGATTATCACCAGCT